AAACTCCGCTGTAGACCCGCTGCAGGTGCAGCAAGGCGTCATAAATGGCTACCTTGATGACTTCTCCCTGAATATCAATGGCATGTTCACTCGTGTTCGTGGTGGCAATATCATCCCCCAGCAGCTTCGTATGAGGCCAGGCGGCGTGATTGATATGGATGCCAAGGATGGTGTAGGAATTCTTCCTCGTCCAGCCCTCATAACTGGCGATGTAATGACCACCCTACAGGCATCAGACGGTCGTGCTGCACGTCGCACAGCTGCTTCAGAGTCCGCAGTACAGGGTTCACTTCCGTCTCAGAATTCCAGCATAACACGCACAGCAACTGGTGTCAACAGTCTTGCTAGTGGAACAGGCACACGTCTTCAATCCATTATTGAACAGTTTGCGCATCAGGTATTTGTACCGATGCTCGATATGTTCCATAAGATGAATGCGATGTATCTCGATCCTCAGCAGATAAATAAGCTACTCACAAAGGAACTGGGAATTGCCTATCAAGGCGATACTCTTGATTTCATAAATGGTCAATTTGATTTTGATGTGCAAGCAGCAGCTCGTCTTCAGGATAGGGCAGTTGCTAGACAGAATCTTCCTCTATTGTTCCAGTATCTCTTAACACAGCCGGTAATGGATGCTCTCACGCAAGAGGGTAAGAAGATCAACATCGGCGAGCTAGTCAATACCTTGTTCGATGTAACTGGCTTCAAGAATAAGCAGAACATCATTACAGATATGACACCTGAGGATGAGCAGAGAGCACAACAGAACTCTCCAGCAGCCCAGCAAGCAGCTCAACAGCAAGCACAACAGCAGCAAGGTCAACAGCAACAGTCCGATAAGATGCAGCTCCTCCAGACCGAAAACTCCAATCGCGCTGGGCGAGATGTGCTCAAGGAACTGATCGCTAAGTCTGACAAAGCCGCTTTAGGACTGTAATGATAGCCTTTTTAGTAATTTGCTTATACGGTTACTGGTATTTGAATCCTCGATTCAATAATCCAGGATATTCGTTTAAGTATCAGGTAAAGAGCAAATGACGCCACAAGAAAAAGAAGCAATCCAGATTCTCGAGAGGGGCGCCAGGCTTTATCGCCTAGTCTCCTCCGAGGGCTGGAATGATCTAATGGATGTGATGGAAGCACAGGTTGTGGCTGCAGAGTTCAGGCTTATCAATCTGCCTGTCGGTGTCCGCACTCAGGTATTGCGCGATGTTCGGAGTTATGCTAAAGCATGGCGTTCAATATTCGAACAAACCCAGCTTCGTGTGAATAGTCTTATCGAGGCTGCACAGGCCGAAGCAGAAATCACAAAGCCACAAGATACACCACAATATAGCAACTTTTAAACCCATATGGACGGATTGTCCTAGGAGAATTAAATGCCAGAAGTATCAGTAACTACACCAGACCTATTCGCGTCTGAGTTTGCCGCTCCCGATCTATCCCAGCTCACCTCTCCCGAAGAGACGGATGACACCGAACAGGAATCAACCCTAGATGGCTCCCCGACTGATGATGCTGGTGAGGATGATGACATCCACCAGAACGATCAAGGCGATTACGTCCAGGAGATTGATCTAGGCGATGGTGCCGGCAAGCAGGTATTCAAGTCTAAGAGCCTGTCTGGGTTGGTGAAAGAACTAACCAAGGCACAGGAGAACGCCACTCGCAAGATTCGCCAGCAGGAGTTTGACCTGAAGCGTAAGGTGCGTGTGCAGCCTGAGCGTATTGAAGCTGAAGTGAAGAAAGCCGCGCGTGAGTTGACCGCCGATGAACTCTTCGCCATCAGCATGGAGATGCAGACCAATCCCAAGGCAGCCCTTGATAAATTGCTCGAGGCTGAGGCTGGGTTGAGTCTCAAAGAATTGGGCGAACTGAAGAATCAGCTAACATCAGATTTGATGAAACAGCAGATGCAGACTGCCCAGGTCGAGTTCGTAACAGAGCACAAGGATGACTTTCTCCCCTCCGCTTCGAACGCTAAGACTATTGAAGAATTTCTTGTCAAGGAGAAACTTGGACTTACCAAGACCAACCTTGAATATGCCTTTCAGGAATTGACAGCCGGTGGATTACTGGATATGCCAACTCCTAAACAGCAAGAACAAACCGACGAGACTCAAGTTGACGGAAACGATTCGCGGATTGCGGTCAAACCTCATACTCGTCAAAAGCCATCGTCTACTGGAATCAAGAACTCGCAGGGTGCAAATCGCGCCTCATCGCTAGTAAATGAGAAATCCGAGTATGAGAAGGCAGTTGAAGTCATCAAGAATGAACCCGATTTGGACAAGGCCCGTATGGCTATGCTCAAGTTGATGAATTCTAAGAAGACTGCGTAAACATTTAATAAACACGAGTGTAACATGGCTAATTATTCGCCAGCTTCCGTTACTACCGCAACAACGAGTCTCACGCACCTTGCATCAGTTTGGTATGACAAAGTAGCCGTTGAGAACTTAAAAGCAAACTTGCCTTTCCTGGCAGCGACCGAGCGTAAGGTTCTTCCTCAGCGTTCGGGTAAGACAATCCAGATCTTCGGTTACCAGGTATTCGGGCCCAACACGGTTCCGGGCACTGAAGGCACCGTTGGTTCAGGTATTGCTCCTACGACCGCGACTGCACAGACGGTTCTCAATCAGTACTTCGATTATATGTCCTTCTCGGATATCCTGATCGAGACTGCCATTGATCCTATCGTCGAGAATGCAGCCCGCGAAATGGGTTATCGCGCTGCTCTGACCGTGAACTCCCTGACCGCTTCGGCGTTCGAGGCGGCTACCGTCACTGCAACGAACATCGATCTGGGCGACAACGAGTTCTTCTCGGCTGCGACTGCTCGTCAGGCTGTTATGAGCCTGCGTGGCGTCAATGCAAAGCCTAAGTCTGATGGTATGTTCTACGGCATCATCCATCCATTTGTTGCTTTTGATCTGATCAATGACAACACCTCGGGCGGCGTAATCGACATGCTCAAGCATGTTCAGTCCGGCGTTGACGAACTGATGCGCGGTGTTCAGGGCTATCGCGTTATCGAGCTTTCTGGTGTGCGTTATATCGAGACCACGACTGTTCCTACCTATGCGAACTATCCGTCCTCGGGCAAGACCGGCTATGCGACCTACGTCGTTGGTCAGGATGCTCTGTTCACGGTATCGCTGGGTGCGACTGCAATTCCTGATCAGAACAACTTTAACCTGATTACACGTACTTGGGATCCTTCTGTTAGCGATCCTGCGAACGTAATCGGAGCTTCCATTGCATACAACTTCAAGTATGCAGCTGTGCCGCGTCCTAACGCTGTCCCGACTTTCCGTCGCGTGCGTTCGGAATCGTCTATCTCGTAAGAAGGATGCAATGATACTAAACCCGACTAAGAAATTATCAGCAGTTGAGGCGCTAAGTCGAGCGAAAGCCGACACTAACACCAGACTGGACAAGTATCGACTTGACGACCATGATGATCTTAAGGATGCGGAGAAGAGACTAGGGCAACCGATGTCATCTTCTGATCTTATTACCCGCATTGAACGACTCACTCATCGTCGCATATGGGCCGAAGATTCTTATCGGGATCCTAGTATTGCTGGATTCTACACTACAGAGAATGGAAGCAAAAAGTTTCTCGTTGCGTTTGACAAAGGGTTTATGCCCGAGTTTAGTGTCATCCGCGTCGATGAAAAAGATCTTCCGGTGAAGGAGGTTCGGGGTTGGAGGACGGTGCTAGCGCGCCTAATCCAATCTCGGACTGTCACCTTATCGGAACTAGAAAAGGGATTCCAGTTTAGGGATCATCAGTCTGACGAGAGATGGCGGGCTAATACTCGCGATTTCCGCAGCTAAAGGATTTAAATTATGGCACTTCCTCGTAGCACAGTCCCCGGTTGTGTGGACAAAGATGGAGGAATTCGGCTGGCGGTTGCTGTGCCTTCGTTGGCAACAACTGTATCAGGTACCGTAACCGTATCTATCCCAAGTCGGAAGTTTCGCCCCGGTCAGCAGACTGAGGCTTTCTTCGATATTGGACAAGATGGCGGTCTCCTCATCACCAATGTTAGCCCAGTGACGGGTAACAAACCAAATTATTCAGTAAGCATCATCTTCAATAATCCCACAGGCAGCACAGTAGGCGCGCTTACTCGTAATGTCTGGCTGGTACAGGAGTAACAAA